CTGGCCGTAATTACGATATCCGTCATAATGGTTCCTTAGCGGCTCAGCCGCGCCTGAAAATGGAATGGCCGCTATTGGCGGCCCTTAGCTTGACCGTGCGTGAGCAGTCCACCTGAAATTGACATGTTGGGGTGTCCTCTATGCTGCCCAATCCCGATACGGCATGAGCAGCGCATCTACTGCAATTGGCAGATCGGTAATCTTGGTCTCGGTAGCCGCTTCGCGATGCTCGAACCAATGGCCGATGAGCAATAGCGCCGCCTGCTTCAGGGAAGTCGGCGCGGTCTCAAAACCAGCCGTGAATTGGATTCGAACCGCGTTGGGCTCGCCGTTGGTCACTGGCCACGCGGCACCAATTGCCGGCAAGATGTAACCGCCATCCGTCACACCTTCGTCGAAAGTGCGGAAAGTGGTTAGTTGCACCTCTGCACCGTCAGGTGGCGTATAGAAAACAGCCGTAACATCGATCAGCGGCGGCTTAGGAAGCCGAACTTCGCCGATCGGGAACGCTTTCAGCGTTAATTCCCATTCTTGCTCAATGACGGATCGGCCGAGCCAGTTTTTCTCGCCAGCCATCCAATCTTGAGCGGCAGCAATCAAGCCGCCGATATAAGTGTCTTCATCTTCGTGGAAGATGCGAAGATGCGCCTTGGCTTCGGCCAACGACACAATCGTCGCCGCTGCCGGCGTCACAAGGCGCAAACTCATGGCTATTTCGTCCTCTTGGCAGGCTTTTCGGCCTGCTGATCGGCGGTCGCTTCGCCAACCGCTTCAACCCATCCTTCAGCAACGAGGCCATCAGCCATCGATCCGAAGTCACGCTCATCCCCGATCGACAGGTCAATGAGCGTGAAGCCGTCCTCAGAGTATGGGAACGGCTTCACAACACGGTGCATATTAGGCAACCGGCTTGCTGCGTGCGTGCGACGTAACGACGACCGCGCCAGCGGCGATCGAGGTGCCGGACGCCAGCGTCAGAACTGGGCGGATGTACCGCTTGGCGCCGAGGTAGCCGATCTTATAGACGGTAGAAGCGGCAAGCGGGGTCGGAAGAGTGCCCTGGATCTTGGATGCGGCAACCGCCGTATAACCAGATCCAGATACGTCCGATTCCTCGAGCGTGACGTTGAACACGCCAGCGCCGGCAATCGCACCGGTATTGATAATCACTGCGGCCGCTTCAAAGCCGGCCGTGTCGACGCCGGTGCCAGTTGCGGTGGCGGTAAGAACGGCGGGAACGATGGAGGTCGTCACGCCAATATTGTCGTAAAGGTCTTTGGAAGCCATCAGGCTATCTCCTTAAAGGGTGGAAATGGGCGCTCACGAAGAGCGCCCGCTGTTGGCTTAGACCGAGCAGGTCAGCTTGCGGATTGCTTCAGCCAGGACAACCTGACCGCCGAGGCGACGGCGGAAGATGAAGCGGACGTTGCCGCTCGTTGCCTGCGTGTAAGGATCGCGGAGCATTTCCATGGCAATGCGGTCAACCAGGTTGTAACCGCGGGCGAAGTCGCCGTAAGCTACAGGCGTGGTGCCCGCGCCTTCGTTCGGCATGTCCGGAACTTCGACGTAGGGGTCGCCGTCGATCGTGTTCGGGCGGCCGAGGGCAATCCCGGGCATCCAGATATAGTTGTTCTGGCCGTCCTTCAAGCGACGTACAGAGCCGAGCGTGGTGCGGTTCAGTGCCCACGAAGCGTTGCGCGTGTAGGCGGTCTTGAGGCCGTACTTCAGCGACAGCAGGCCGTTCGCCTGGCCGGTAGCATCGGCGATCGTGGTGGCAGAGCCGGAGTTGTTGCCCGAAACGCCAGCAGCGACAAGGAAGCCTTCCGGCTTGCCGACGCCATTGCCGGACACGAAGGCGGCGCCTTCAGCGACAGCGAACTGCTCGGTAGCTTCGAAGCTGATTTCCGATTCCATGTTGAATGCGGAGTCTTCGAGGTTCTGGTTCGAGATATCGATCAGAGCGAAGAGCTCGTGGGTCGGGATTTCCCACATGCCGTAGCGCAGGCCGTCGGTCTCGGACTTGGTGCCCTGCTCAGCAACCCACTGCGCGGCAAACTGGCCAGTGCGCTTCGGGATCTGGATGGACTTGGAAGCGGTCTGGCGAACGCGAGCAAGCGCGCGTGCCGGAGAGATTTCCGTAACGGTCTTGATGATTTCTCGGACGTATTCAACCGGAGCAAGGTAGCCGCCAGTCGTGTCGTTGCCGACAGAAAGTGCCTTGTATTCAGCGGCGACGTCAGCGAGAGCCTTCTGCTGTTCGGTAGAGAGGTTCGGAACGCCGATCGTGTGAGCGCCGACGACTGCACGAGCCCAGAGGTTTACCTTGGACTTTAGTTCTTCCTTGCGCTTTTCCGGATCAGACGAACCAGCGAGCGACAGGCGATTGAGCTTTTCTTCGAGCTCATCGACGTGCTTCTTTTCGTCATCGAGAGCCTTCTTGGTCTCGAGCAGTTCGGCGGTTGCCTTCTGGTTGTCCTTTTCGAACTTGTCCAGAGCGCCGTTGATGCGTTCAACCTTTTCGGAGAGGACGACGTCAGCGGCGCCCTTCTTTTCGATTTCCTTGAGGCGATTGTCGTTGGCTGCCTTGAACTCTTCGAAGGCAGACATAACCTGCTCGACGGCAGTTTTGTCAGTCATGGTGGTCTCCTGGTGATGTGGTGTGGTTAAGAGCGTGCCGCCGCTAGGCGATCAGCGCCTTGATGCGCTCCGCCAGCCCGGTAAGCTCGGCGTCGCTCTTGATTGCCGCTTCGTCCTCATCACGAGGATCCGTTTCCGGCTCTGCTTCGTCGCGAAGCAGTATGCTTTTGAAGACTGCAACAGCTTTCACGCTGTCTGCCCGCGACAAACCTGCATCTCGCAGGCCGTCTTCGATTTCTCGCGGATTAAGTTCGGATTTCACGCTCAGAACGCGCGCCTTTCCGTTCATTGGGAACGTCACGAGGCTGCATTCCAGCAGATCGACCGCCTTCAGCGTGCGCCGCGGCTCAGTTGGAGTGCTGCGAAGCGTCCATTCCTTGGCTCGGTAGCCGATGGAAAGCCCTGAAATCGCCGGCCGTGGCTTCATTTTCAGAAGCTCGTAAACCTCGCGGCCGCGCTCCGTATTGGCAAGTTTTCCTTCGACATAGAGGCCAATATCGTCCTCTTTCATCTCGGTCCACACGCCAATCGGGGTCATTTGGCTGCCATAAACGCCATGCTGAGACAGCATTGCAGGCCAGATTCCCGTCGATTTCGCCGCTTTGATCGTTTCTGCGAACGCACCCTTCAAAATCAGGTCGTCGCCGGCGTCGACGTTATTAAACACCGCGCCGTAGCCAGAAAACGTCATTTCACCGTCAGATGCGGTGATATCGGCGACTTTTAGTTCGCCAAGGCCAAAACTGCGGTGCTCAATGGCACCAACACCTTTATTCGTCATGTTTTTGGATCCTGTCGGCCGTCCTGCGGCTTATTCGGCGCAGGAGCGCCGCCAACACTGGTCGGTTTTGGCAGTTCGTCACCACCGGCAATCGGATTCATGTCCTCGAGAGCGCGTATTTCGTTCGGCGTCATCCAGGCAGGCGAGCCGCCAGAGCCCAGCGCCTTCGAATAGAACTCGCTTCGGTCCTTCGCGGCGCCTTTCAAAAGGCCATTCGCGTTGAATTTCGCGCAGAAACCTTCATCTTCGTCACCGTCCAGCAGATTAGCATCGATCGATTCCTCGATACGGCGCCACCAAGGGCCAAGCGTATGGACAACGTGCGCCAGAAACACCTGCTCGGCGCTGGCAAAGGTCATTGCCTGACCGGCGTGGCCGATCATCTGGGGAAATACGCCAAACGACTGGCAAACCTGCTCGGTTTGGAACTTTCGCGTTTCCAGATGTTGGGCATCAACGCCCGTCATCGTCTGTTGGGTCCATTTGAACCCGGAATCGATGACAAATGGCTTATGCTTGTTCGCTCCACCGATTTGCGCGGCGATCCAAGCTTGAATCTTCTTGTATTGGTCCGGATCGAGCTTCTGATCGGTAGAATATGTGCCCGCCGCCTGCAAACCGTTGGAATGCATCTCGGCTTGCGTGTTCTCGGTGGCGATCGTCAGGCCGATTGCCTCACGAGCCTGCCGAACAGCGTCCAGGCCCCGCCAAGTATCCCACGAAGGGCCTTTGACGTGCCAGATCAACGACTGTGGAAGCTCCATAGTGCGGCCATCGAGGCCGCTCACGCGATATGTCAACGAATAATCGTTGTTGCGGGTGATTGTCACCGAGCCAGGGTCGATCGGAATCAGTTCCTTGACCTTGCCGCGTACTAGGTTCTTGTAGAAAAATGCGTTGCCAGTGAGGGCAACGTGGAAAATCATGGTCTCGAGAAGCTCGAACGCGGTCATCCACTGGTTAGGACGACGGTTCAAGACCTTATAGAGCGGGTGGTCTAGCGCAGGTGTTCCACCCTTCCCGTTCGGGAGTTCCTTCATGACCTGCAACGGCACCTGTGCAACACCGTTCGCTATGACGCGAAGGCATGCAAAAACGGTGCTAACGTCCAGCGCGCGCTCCCAAGAGACCGAAACACCGGCCTTGGACTGACGCGAGCCGAACCAATCGAGCCAAACAGGGTCAAACGACACCGATTTCGCTTCGGTGTCGCGACGAAGCAATCTATTCCAGATACCCATCCGGCATTCCTTGTTTTAGTATTGCTGGTTGGGATCGAGTACCTCCCAGAAAGACTGAGTATTGCGCGCTTCCGGGTTACGACTCATCAATATCGCGGCGTTGAATACCGCAACGAGTGGATCGATCTTTGCTCTGCCTGCCGTCTGCTTCGTAATGAGGACGGCGCCGCCTCTGACTTCCGTCTTGGCATTTCCGACGCACCAATTCATTAGGCGAGATCCTGAATGCCAGAACGTTCTGTTCTTCAGCTTGATTTCGATCCCCCAAGACGCAGGCGAAAGTGCCGCCCCCTGCCGAATCGCCGTTAGAACGTCGCCCTCAATGCCGCGCGTCGACAACTCATCAACGAGCGCGCCGATCCCGAACGGATCGAGGCCAACGCCGTGGACATCCGGCAGCAGTCCTGATGCTTTCACCTTCTCCACGATAGTCGCGGCATCGGTGAGCGGCTTGAGCGCGTCACTGCAAATTACCAGATCCTGATCTTTAGCAAAGTCAGCAAGCGCTGAGGCTATATCTTTTCGCCTGGTGAGCACGTCGTCGTGTGCCCACGCCTTAGTCCAGCAAAGCCAGTCACGGGTGTTCTTGTCCCGGCCAATTACGGCAAGGCCGAACAAGTCGTCCAAGCCGCCACCGTCGATGCCAACCGTCACCACTTCCGAGCGGTCAAGAAGAGCTTCTAGCGTCAATTCAGACGCTCCGCCTTCCCAGTAGTTGGCGCCAGGCCAACGATCGGCGCGAAGGTTTAGCCCGATCTCTACATTCAGGTGCTTCGAAAGAAACACCTGCTTTGTGTCGCCGTCGCCAGAGAGGACCTTGCGAAGTTCGTCCTCTAGCCACTCTTTGCTTACCGACCGCCCCATATTCGGGTTGGTGATGTAGAAATTCTCCGGCTGAAGGTATTCTTCCTTCTCGACCATCTGCCTCGGAAACTCATACAGAACCCCGAGGCTCTTTGGATCGTCGATCACGCCGTCTCTAACGGATCGGTAGTACTCAAGCTTCTGCTTGAACACACCAGCAGGCGGTGCATCCGATTGCGTCGACAGGTAGATGACGAAGCCCTCGGGCCTCGACACAAGGCCGCCCGTTGCTTCGCGGAGCATCGCGTCAGCATTCTCCTTCTTGCCGAAGAGCCAGAGCTCGTCGACGAGGACAAACGCAGCCTTTTTGCCGGATACGGTATCGTTGTCCGCAGCCACTACCTTTAGCGTGGCGCCGGTCTTCCTATGCTTGATCGTGCGATAGTGATCCTGAACATGCATCATGTCCTTAAGGATCGGATCCGCTCGGATCATGTCGGAGGCAGGCTTGTAAGCGTTATCCGCAACTTCCTTGGTTGGCGCCAGGATCAGGATTTCTGACGACTGCCGCCAGTTCCGAATAAGGGCCGTGACCATGATGCCGGCCGCGAGCGTGGACTTTGAGTTTTTCTTGCTGATCAGCAGAAAGAACTCACGGATCAGGCGCTTGCCTGTCGATGTATCGTAGGCGCCAAAAATCGCCGCCACAAAGTCAAACACCCACTCCTCGCAAGCCTCACCGAAGGTTGGCTGGCCTGGGGCATCGACAATGCGGAGCGATTTGAATACGGCGAGCGCCGCAGCGGCCTCTTCGGAGTAAAGAGGCGCAGGAACGATAGATTCACCAGCGACGATGCGCTCTTCCCAATCGGGGCACGCTGTCGTCCACTGCATCATCCAACCTTCGGCGGCGCCGGTACGGCGAACCTGCTATCTTCGGCCAGGCGTTCGGCCTCGGCCTGGGCCTGTTCTTTCTTACCACCAGCCGCGTCTGCAGCCTTGGCGTGGACATACGGAGCCGCGGCAACCGCCATGCGGTCTCGGCGTTCGCTGTCCGCGTCCTCGCTGTTCATAACAGTGAGCATGTAGTCGAGCGGCGTCATGCCCGACTTTCGGGCCGCCTTCTTGATGTCCGGCGCAACCTTGATTGGTTGTGCCTTCGGGGCTTTCGCGCCTTTGGGGCGCCCTGCCCCAGCACGAAATCCGCCGCTGGCCATGGCCGTTCAACCTCACATAAAAAATCAAAGATCGGAATTTTAGTTGCGCATGAG